TCTGAAGTGGAAGATGTGCCACCGCTTGACCCTGACATCATCGGCAAATTGCGGATATTCCGTCCCAATCCGATGGCAGAACTTGACTCGACACGGCGCTGGGTGCCGATGCACCGTTGGCAAGATGAGCGCGGGTATCGCCTCAGTGACCGTATCTGGGAAGCGAGTCTGAGGACACGCATGAAAGTGGATGCGCTGATTGCCGATGCGATACGGACGGGGAATAGCGCGGAAAATCTGGCGAATCGGCTGGAGCAATTCCTTCTACCGAGCCGAGCGCCACTGCGGACGAATAAACCCTACGGACGGGATGCGAGTTACGATGCCATGCGGTTAGCACGGACGGAAATTACGCGGGCGGTTAATCAGGCTTCGTTCATATCAGGGTATCTGAATCCGTACACCAGTGGGTTTGATGTGGTGCGGAGTTTCAACGGCGACCCACAGTGTAAAATCTGCCCGCAACACGCCACGATTGATATGGGGGGGAATAGGGTGAAACCGCCTTATGCCTACGAAACGGGGATGATTCCACCGTATCACCCGCATGATAAGTGCAACATCCGCCATGTGATGCGGGATAGCCAAGAAACCGTCACCAACGAGCTACGCACGATGATGGATGATGCACGCAAGGAATATCTCGACCCCATCATGACCCCTCTGATGGTCACAGAATTTATCCGATTATTACTAGGAGTGTTAGCAGATGGAGCAAGTTAAACCTGAATCGAAAATGCACGCATTGCATCATAAAGCAATGCGCTTGGTGGACGAAGCCGATAAGATGAGGCGCATGGGATACCCTGATTTGGCAATCGAACTCAATAGCCGTGCATACGAATTAGAGCTGGAATCGGCGGGGTTATCTGTTACCGAGCCGTCACGGTCTGTACTATATCGGAGTGCGGCGACTCTCGCTTGGCGATGTGGGCGGTATGAGGATGCGCGGAAAGCGATTGAATTGGGATGTACAGATGACACACATCCAGAGATACGAGCTGAGTTCCACGACCTGCTAAAGCAACTCCCATAACCTACAGTAATGTAACACGTAATTGTCTATATTTTGTAACATTATATTTATTGTAATCTGATAAATAAATCCTATATAATTGTAATTAGTACATTTGTTCTTTTGGGAGATGGTACATGAGTGTTCGTAAAATTCAAGGTGTTCTATCCGAAGCGCAACACGCATTAAAGGGTGATTACCCCGATGTCCCGCTTGCTGAAGGTGTTGTTTTGGCAGAGCTGACAGAAGGCGATGATAACCCGATGTTTATCTCATTGCCGATTGCATTTGTAGCAACATCGCGCAATCAAGTGAATTATGCCGAAAAAGATGTGATTCGGATTGTCAACGCCGTCAATACCCGCAATGTTGTTGGGAATTTAGGTCATTTGCCTGAATGGGAGCGTCCCTACACATTTGACATTCCTCCGCTTCGGTGGGTCGGCGCGACCTATGTTGCGGACACACGCACGGCATGGGGCAAAGCGTATGTGTTGCCTACCGCCCGTGATGTGCGCGACTACATACGTGCGAGTAAAGGCGCGAATGCCGAGATTGGCACGAGCATTTATGGTACTGCTGAAATTGACGGCGATGGCAATATCGTAGGGGAAACTCTTGAACTCGAAAATATTGACCTCGCCCACCCTAAACGAGTGGGGATGCCAATGGCGGCACGTATTCCACTCATCACCCAAGAGACAGTTCAGCCCGATACAGTTAGTGAATCCACAGAGGAGAAATCTATGGACCCGAAAACCCAAACCAAACCCCAAGAAGCAACACAAGGGGTACTCAGCGAACTAGAAAAAAGTTTGCAAGAACAAGTCGCCCAATTGGAAAACCGCGTGCGCGAATTGACCATCGAAGCGACTCAAAACACCCCCAAACTCAATGCGTATAACGCGATTTTTGATATGGTGGGCAAACCAGAAGATGGCGATGTCCAATTGGCGGTGCAAGCCCGTTTGTTGGAATTGGACGCTTTGAAGCGTGAAAACCTCACCTTGTTGGAATCGGCAATGCAATTGGCGATTGCTGAAAAAGTGGTCGCTGAACAATTGCGCCCAATCATCCTCGAAATGGTCAAAGCTGAAAAACCAGCGTCCAAATCGGATATGGTGGTCGCTGTTCAAAAAGTGCTGGCTAAAGAATCGGTGAAAGCGATGTTGAAAGCCACCACTCTCGCTGAAATGGGACCGCCCCAACAACGTCCAGTCGTGCCAAATGGGGATAATGAATTCCCATACTTTGCATTCCCAGAAGATAAATAGTTTCCCAATTCGCATCGCAAATAGGCGAGCAGAGGAGTATGAAATATGTCTACAGGGTTAGATACCCACAAAGAGTCGGATGGGCGCTCAGTCACCGTATCGTTGCTGTATGCCATCGAAGCCAACGCCGTTATTTACGCGGACGGTTTTCTGGGCATCAGCGCCCGAAGCGGTGATAGTGGTGATAGTGTGGCGCTCACCGTTGACCGCCAAGAATATCAATTCACCGTGCCAAGCGGGTTATCCGTCAGCAAGGGCGATATTGTGCGCTTGGATACCACCGCCATCACCAGCACCCACATTCCACCAGATGGGGCGTATAACAAAAACGCGCTGTCTGCCACCAATATCAACCTATTCAAAGCCACCAGCGACAAAGATGCAAACAACGTTGTAACGGGCATCTTGTTGGCGGGGGTATAAGCGGAACTTATCACAGGAGATAACCTATGGCTATTCAAGTTATCAGCAAAGCATTGCTGGAAAAAACCCGTCCTATCGCATCTATCAATGAAATGCGGGATGCAACGGGGAAAGTGCGCGAGTTTAACTTGCGCGACCATGTGCGCCCTCTTGGTGGGGGTAGTGGGATTGTGGCGGAATTTATCGGCAACGATAGCTTTGCCAAACAATTCTATCAACGCCAACGCTATGAAATTGACGCGGGGCGCGACCAAGAACCGCTTCTGTACCTGCCAATCTATAACTCCATCACAGACCCCACCTTGCCTGAACTTATTGACGTTTTCACGTTAGGGCAAACAGGCGTGGTGTTTGAAAAGATTGAAGAAGGTGGCGAAGTGAAATTTGCTACCGTCAGTGGTGGTAAAAAAGTGGTGCGGATTGAACAATTTGCGGCGGGTATTGAATACTCAGAGCGATTGTTTTTGTATAACCAGATGTGGCAATTTGCGCCGATTGAACGGCAATTTGGTGTCGCGCACAATGCGCTTCACAACCACATCCATTTATATCCCATCATCAATCACACTTATCCGACGGCTAATGTGACCAATGGCACCGCATTGACCAATTTCCGCCAAATTGCCAGTATGCCCGAAAAATACTTGCGGGCAATTGAGCAAGCCATCATTGATGGTACAGCAGACAAGAAAAACCCACGTCGCGGACCGTTTGTGTTGCTTTGTAGCACCAATGATTTGTTCACATTTGAACGTGCCTTGCGTGTTGTCCCGCAAGAAGGGTTTGATATTCAATCATCCGCCATCGGACAGCTTCGTACTGTCATCGCCTATGATGGGTGGACAGGCACACGCGGGAAAATCGAAGTCGAATATGATGGTGTGGCAAGCGGGACAGCTTACCTGATTGACATCAGCAACAAGATGACCGACTTCCAAAGTTATATCAAAATCCCGTTGCGGATGACGATGGGCAATCCCGATGTGTCGCGCTTTATCATGGCGCAAAATATCTACGACACCCACTTTGGTATGTTTGCGGACCCCACCCGTGCAGTTCAAAAAATCACTCTGCCAACTGCCACCAGTGGGCAAGCATAAGGATAAGTCGTTATGACAATCATCAACATTTGCTCCCCATCATTTGACCCTGCCGACAGTTACGGACGGCTCGCATCTGAATTAGCGACTCATGTGTCGTCACAGGTGTATGTGAACCGTTTCGCGTTGGACGGGTCTGGCAACGGGGTGATTCATCCCGCGATGGGGGGCATGTTGTTGGGATACCCGACACTGCACCAACAATTTGGGGGGATGGTCAACACGGGACCGAAAATCGCTATCACCATGTTTGAGAGTACCGTCTTACCAGAAGGGTGGGCGGAAGCGTTGAACCAGTGTGATGCGGTGATTGTGCCTGCGACCTTCCTCGTGGATATTTTCAAGAAGGCGGGGGTAACTGCCCCGATTCATGTTGTGCCGTTGGGGATAAGTGCGGAATTTATGCGCTATACCCCACGAGTCAAAAAAGCAGATGAACCGTTCAGCTTCCTCACGATTGGGGATAGAGGACGGCGCAAGGGATGGATGGAAGCCTGCACCGCATTTGTACGGGCGTTTGGGGATGATATGAATTATCGTCTCATCATCAAGGCACGAAATCCGTTGCCGTTTGGTATCACAAACCCGAATATCCAAGTCATCACAGGTGATATGACCAATGCGGAACTGGCGGAGTTATACACAAAAGCGCATGTGATGGCATTTCCGACACACGCTGAAGGACATGGAATGCCTCCGCGTGAGTTTGTCGCCACAGGCGGATTAGCCCTTGCCACAGATTGGGGTGGGACAGCAGAGGGGTTGCCTCATTGGGGTATCCCGATTCCTGCCACGATGGAAACCGCATGGCTCGGTGAAGAAAAATGGTATGGGCGACTCGGTGAATGGGCGTGTCCTGATGTGGATGCACTCGCCAACCTCATGAGCCATGTCGTGAATCATTATGACGATTATCGGGCATTCCGTGTGAGTAGTGCTAGTTATCTGTGGTCACACACATGGGATGTGTTTAGTCACCGTGTTTTCGCCATTTGGAGAAACGTATTGGAGGGGCGCTATGGGTGCAACACCAACCGAAATCGCCAGCTTGCGTAGGCAACTGGGGACAGATGCAACCGCGCTCCCCGATGCTGACATCCATGCGATGTGGGCGGAAGCAGAGGCGTTGTATCCCGCGCATGTGGATAACAGGGGAATATTATTCGCCGTTGTTCGGTTGCAAGCGTGGCGTGAGCTGATGGTGGGTGCGAGTAAAAGGGTTGACTATAAGCAAAATCAATCCGAAGAGAAGGGGTCGCAACTGCTGAAAAATATGGAAGCGGTGGAAAAGCGATTCGCTGGTGAACTGGAAGCCCTGCTACGAGATGCGACACTCCCGCCTGTGCAATGGGGTGGGATTCGTAATCACCCCCCCAGAAAGCGAGATGTGCCAAATGGTTGACATCAACGCATGGTTAGCCAGTGGTAATACTGCGCCAAATACGACTCAACGGGCGGTAGATGCGTGGAAACGGATAAGTGACAAGCCTGTGAGCATTACTGTCAATCGGAACGGGACAGCAATCCCCGCACAGACCGTCCGCATCGAATACAGCGAATCGGAACGGGTCATCACGGGTGAAGCGAGTGGCATGAGCGCGGTGCGTGATGTGGTCGTGTTTGGGGTGAAGAATCACCCAAGCATTGCAGATACTAATCTTCAGTATGGCGATTTGTTCAGTCATGACGGGCAGATATTCAAAGTGGTGTTCGTCATGTCGACTATCGGTGAAATCCAAGCCAATTGTGAGGCGGTGAAATGAGCAGTAGACCACAAGGCAATAAAATCGTATGGGATACCACCGTTGTGGATGCGCGGTTACTTGCCTATATCGGTAAGGTGCAGGAAGCATTGGTGAAGATTGCCAAATACTTTGAACCCATCTTGCAGAATTACGCTATCGAAAATGCGCCGTGGACAGATAGAACCGCCAATGCGCGTCAATCCTTGCGGGCATATATCGGGACAGATGCACCAGCAGGCTATCCAAGTAGCCAGCAACTGGCGAAAGAGGTGGTCGAATTGTTCCTCTCGCATGGGGTGTATTACGGCATCTTCTTGGAGACACGCTTTGCGGGTCAATTCGCCATCATCTATCCGACCCTGCAACAACACGCGCCAGAGATTCAACGGATGCTGAGAGAGGTGTTCCGGGTATGACGTTTCAATCTGACCTCATGACCGCCCTCACCAGCGATTCTATCCTATCTGCCATCCTCACAGGGGGTTGGTTTGACGGCGAAAATCTGCCCCGCGAAGGCATGACCCTCTCAAACGCACCCAAACAAGCGGATGGCGTAAGTATTAAACCATTCGGCGTAATTCGCAGGCGCGGGATGAATGATGAGGGTATCCGCGACCTGAATGCCGAGCGGGGGAGTGTGGAATTTTACATCTATGCCCACAAAGGCTATGCCACCATTGAGCAGGCAATTAGTCGGCTGAAGGGGATACTCAATGAACGTAATTTCGTGAGCAGTGATGCGTCTACCGCATTTCTGCGCTTTGCTTTCGCCAGTGGTGAATTAGTTGCCGAAGAACTGGCATCCGCACCATTCAAATTTGTTCGATTCAATCTCATTCTCAGGAGAAAATAATCATGGCTAACCCATCTCAAATCTACCCCTTCACCTTGCAAGGGATTCAAATCGCAAGTTATGACATCAGCGCCGATACGTATGGGACACCGTATGATTTGGATGCTGACCAAATTATGGACATTGACCCCCAAGCCGACACCGACACCATGCGGGATAGCGGGATGATTACGCGCCTGCTCACGGTTATCACCCACGCCAATTTCAGCATCACGCAAGGCGGTATTGATTTTATGGCGCTTGGTACACTGACCAATGGGGTCTCTGGTCAATCGTATTGGGAACCAGAAGCAGGTAAAACAGGCTTGAAATATTTCGGCGTGTTGGGTGTTGCTAGTTTGGATAATGACGGGGTTGTGGTCGCGGGATTGCGTGCGTGCAAATTGGATACCGCCCCAATGGTCAAATTCGATGGGCAATCCAACAAGTTCAGCGTAGGCGATATGAAAGGCAAAGCCATTGCGGTGACGACCAGTAGCGTGAATCGTATCTTCCGCTTCAAACGCTATGCCAGCATTGCCGCATGGGAAGCCGTCAAACCTGCTAATGGCACCGATTTTGCCACTTGGCTCAAAGCCGTGAATGGAGCGTAACCGATGCCTGTTGCAAATGCCAGCCAATATAACCCAACACATGAAGTTAAATTGCCATCTCAAGAAGGCACAGACTTGACGGTGATGCTTCGCCGTCCTGATATTTTCACCCTGATTGACCCCTCTGGTGAGGTGACAGACCCGCTCACCAACATGCTCATTGGCAGTTTGAAGGGTAAAAGTTCCAAAGCAGGGAATGATTTTTCTGCTAAAGAGTTTTCTGCCCAAGACTTGGTGAAAATGCAACCCATGTTGAATCGTATTGCGGTTGCATGTTGTGTAGCGCCCAAATTCACATTGGCAGATGAAGGGGATGATGAGCATATCCCTGTTCGATTCATGTCACTGGCGGACAAGATATTCATCATGCGCTTTGCAATGGGAGGCGCAACTTATGAGCGTATCGCCAATTTTCGTGCTGAATCGGGTGGCGATGTGGAAGCTGTACCAACGGAGTAAAGCCTTTCGGCTGAATCCTGCCGATGAAATGGGCATTGATGAGGGTGCATGGCTGAGATGGATGTTTAATCAGGCGGTGCATACCTTTGGTGCATGGGTTGAAGGGCAACTCGCCGAGCGCGATAAGCAGGGCAAGCCTGTTCACAAAATTGAGCGATTGCTTGACCTGCCAATTCAACCCCGCAAATTGAGCCTCTCACAATTCTACGAGATGGGCATGGAAGAAGGATAGTATGGACGGAAGCGGTTACGATTTAGGCAATGTGTACGGCAAAATCACCTTAGATGCCTCTGGTATTGCAGACGGGATTAACCATGCCAGACGCACACTCGCCTCTGGCTTTGCCGATATGGGTCAGAGTCTGCAATCTTTTGGCGACCAACTCACAGGAGCTGGCGCGAGAATTACCGCTTTAACTGCGCCCTTCACCGCGTTTTCTGCCAGTGGCTTGAATGTCGCGGCTGAGTTCGATGTTTTGTTAAAACAAGTAGAAATGTTTGGTGGGGTGACGGGTGCAGAGCTAGAATCTGTTCGCCAGTATGCTTTACAAATGGGTGCAGATACCAAGTTCAGCGCTCAAGATGCGTTAGGCGCAATGCTTGACCTACTCAAAGGGGGCATGGACTTAGAAGCTACAATTGCGACACTGCCTGATGTGTTGAATCTCGCCGCGGCAGGGGAAATGTCCCTAGCAGAAGCGGCGGGGGTTGTGTCTGGAAGCATGGCAATATTCAAAATGGATACAGAAAATCTGAATAATGCCCTTGCGGAAGTGCCAGCCAATTTTACTGAATTGCAAAATCAACTCGGTATTACTGATGAAATGTTCACAGAATGGGGAGAGGGCAATGATGGATTCAACTACCTTCTCAATTCAATGGCATCTCAATTAGGCACAACCACAGAAGAATTATACGACATGTGGAATGCCACCAAACCACTCACCCCCGAAATTGAAGCATTGGCGAATCAATTGGGTATTAGTCAGGCGGATTGGGAAGCCTATCAAGGGTATTTAGATGGCACAGCCAGTTCTTTAGATGTTGTTACGCCTGCTATCCAAGCCCTAATTGCCCAAACGGGATTATCTGGTGAGCGATTGGCTCAGATGTTTAATCCACAAATGAGTGCTTCTGAGCGTATTGTTAATGCGTTAGCGCAAGCCGCGAATGCCTCTCGCGCCGATGTTGCTGGGTTAAGTGAAGCAATGGAAAATGTCGGCACAATTGCCGATGATTTTGGACTGGAAATAGAAGAAACATCCGCGATTTTAGGGGTGTTTGCAGAAGGGGGTATGATGGGCGCGGAGGCTGGCACGCAACTCCGTTCCATGCTCACAAATCTAGCACGCCCAACAGACGATGTAAAAGCGGCATGGAAAGAATTAGGTGTAAGCCTTTACGATTCTGAAGGGAATATGCGTGATTTTAACACCGTCATGCTAGAACTGGATGCGGCAATGGACGCACTCCCTGTTCAACGTCAGAACGAGCTAACGCAAATTCTTGCAGGAAGTTTTGGGCAACTCGGTTTTTCTGCCTTGCGTGCCAGCAATGGCATTGGCGATATGCTGGCTGAGATGGAAAGCGCCCCTGATGCAGGATTATTAGCAGAATCCTTCATGGATACCTTTGCGGGCAAAGTAGAGGGGTTACGCGGTAGCTTTGAGACGCTCAAAATTGAGGCGCTCACCCCCTTCATGAACGAAGTCGCGGGACCGTTTGTGGAACGCCTCACCGAGATGGTGAACAGTGTCACCGAGTGGGCGAGTGCCAATCCAGAACTGACTGTTACCATTATGCAAATTGGCAGTGCCATTGCGGTAGCGGGACCCGCGCTCATGGGGACGGGGTTGGCGATTAACAACATCGGGTTTGCGGTGAAAGCGGTTGCGCCTCTGTTTGGGTTGCTCACATCGCCACTCGGACTCATTGCGGGTGCGGGGTTGGTATTGGCGGAAGTGTTCGATGTGGATTTACGCCAAGCCTTTGAGGATGTTGCTAGTGCGGTAATGCCTGCACTAGAAGAAATCCGGGTGTGGGTGGTTGAAGAAGGCTTTCCTGCGGTTGTGGCGTTTGTACGCGAGACACTCATCCCGAATATTCAACGCATCGGCGAGATTATCGGGCAACTATGGGAGCGTGTTGCACCTGTTTTAGGGCAACTATACAACTGGTTTGTGACATCTGCGCTACCCGCCATTTCTGGTTTCGTACGCAACACCTTCATCCCCACCTTGCAACGCATTGGCGAGATTATCGGGCAGGTGTGGGTGGATATATATCCCATTCTGGCAGAACTGTTCACATGGTTTGTTGAGGATGCACTCCCCGCAGTCATCCAAATTGTGGGGGAAACGTTCATCCCCATCATTGAAGATATTGGCACACGCATTGGTGAGGTGTGGGCAGTCATTGAACCTGTCCTGCGCGATTTATACAACTGGTTTGTGACCACCGCGTTACCCGCCATCTCTAATTTCATCCAAACCGTATTCATCCCTGCGGTAGAGGGCATCGCCCATATCTTCAGCGAGATTTATCAGACCGTTGCACCCATTTTGCAATACATCTTCACTTGGTTTGCCGAACAAGGGATTCCAATTATTGCCCGTATCATCAATGAGATTGTTGTGCCTGTATTCAATACACTATTCGATGTGCTTGGCGATATTTGGGAGGTCGTTGCACCTGCTTTACAATCCTTTTTAGATTGGTTTCAAACCACTGGCTGGCCCTTCATCCAGTCGGTGATAGACAACGTGATTACACCTGCTATTCATTGGGTCATCTCGCTACTGGCTGGCATTTGGGAAGCCATTAGTCCTCACATCGAAAACCTGAAAGAGTTCCTCGAAGCCGCCTTCATCTGGATAGATGAGAATGTGTTCACCTTCATTGAAGGTGCGATTAATGGATTTATTGATATTGTTGAGGGCATCTGGACAGCCATTCAACCCGGTTTAGATAGCTTGAAAACCACATTTGAAAGTGCCTTCATGTGGATTAAAACCGAAATCTTTGACAAGATTATCGGTCCCGCCATACAGGGGTTTATTGATTTTATCGGGCGCGTGTGGACAGATATTCAACCCTTCCTGAATGAACTCAAACGGGTATTCGATGAGGCGTTTAAGTGGATTGATACGTATGTTATTCAACCGATTATTAAGGCGATTAACTCCATCCCAGATGCCATAAAAGCGGTGCAAAATGCCATTGATGATTTCCTCAATAACAACAGCGCCAACAAGGTCAATGCCACCGCACAACAAATCCTCGCACCCGGTAACTTGCCCAACCTGCAACAAAACATCACCACAGGCAGTCTGACGGGCGATATTTCGCAAAGCCCACTCAACAACACCCTGATAGGGCAATTGGGATTGTTTGGCGGGGTTATTCCCCCACTGAAAGATAACGGTGGGATTGGGTTGGCGGATATGCCCTATTTCATTGGCAGACCGCAAGAGGATAACGAAATCTTCGTCCCACGCACCGATGGACAATTTATACCCGGTTTTATGGATAAGATGAACACCCTGTTTGAACGCGAGAACACACCAACCATTGGGACAGTCGTGATTCACGCCAACACCGAAGAAGGCGGACGTGCCGCCGCACGGGGATTTGTGGATGAATTTGAGAAATGGAATCGGAGCAGAGGATGACACGACTCACGCAATTTCACACGTATACTTTCGCCTATGACCAAGATTACCGCGATAACTTTGCCGATGTGTTGGCGCGTACCAGCCGTGTGGTCGGTGTGAGTGGTGGGGTAGATGAATTTGGGGGAGGGGTAGCACTGAGCGAGGTAGGCAATATCCAAGCCAGCTTCTTCCTTATAAGTGAGGATTCCCGCGATGGGATGACCACCCTGCGCGATGACCTGAAAAAGATTATGGGGTGGGGGGTGAAGAAGCTGTGGATGCAACCATCTGACCC